AAGAAGCGAGCGACACTTCACTCGTACTCAAAACATATTTGCGTGGTGCGGGACCGTTGTTTCTGGACACCGAAGCGACCACGGGGTTCGCCTTCCGGCGAGATGCGGTTTCAACGACAACAGATCCACTGGATGCTGCCGCGTTGTTACCGAAGTGCGCTGGGAAAACCTCTCCCATACGTTTATTGATTAACTCATAATACGCTGGAGTGTTTGGGTCAACACCTTCCTCGCTGATAAGCTTCTCATGCACACCATACGCGAAGCTTGTCATTTCTTTATCAACACCAAACCAGGGATTGCTGTCTTGCCACTCTACCGCCATTGCATCCGGCTCTGGTGGCTGGGGCATAGCTTGCTGTTGCTGGGCAGCCTGTCGTTGGGAGGCCGACACCCCCTGTTTCCAATTCTCAATAACACCCTGCGATACTCCAGGCGCAGCCGCTTGAGCTAGTTGAGCGTTTGTTAAGTATTCCTGTGCAGCGGCAAGCTCATCCGAATCGCCAGACTCATGCGCTTTCTTGAAGTTGTCCCGTGCGATGGCGAGCGTGGCGTCGGCACCGTGCTTGCTTCTCTCTGTTAGAGCTTGCTGCGACTCCGATACAAGCTTCAACAGGTTCTGGTTCTCAGTTTGCAGGCTTTGCGTATAATTGATCGCCTCTGCCGACAGCCTTTCGGATTTCTCTTTCGCCCTACGCTCATTGTGGTATTGCCACTTGAGCTTTTTCATGCGCTTGAACGCTTTGAGTCCGTAGCTCTCGATCTCTTTGTCCGTCTCCGCGTCCGCTAAAGTCGCATCCTCGTCCGGTTCCTCGTCAGGAACCTGATCCGCGAGAGGGCGATCATCTACAACCTCAACCTCAATCTTATCCGATTGTACGGGAACCGGCGCATCTTCAGGCTCAGTGATCGTGTTTTTCACCCCGAAAAACCTATCTTCATTACTCATTCGTTCAATCTCGTTGCTCATGTTAAGCCCTCTCCACGCCTCTGGGATCTTCTACGACTGCCTCGACGGTATCATCGTTGATCAAACGAAATTCTTTGCCCTGAACCTTGATCCTTGTGCCACTGAATGCCCTAAAAACGACCCAGTCCCCGACCTGACAGTACGGCCCACTGGGAAATCGGGCGTAATTAGTGTAGGCGTCAGGCCCCATGGACATGACCCAGCCCACGACGGTCGCAATAGACTCCTCATGCTGGAACTCAGACGGCTTTATGATACCACCTTCTGTTTTTTCTTCGACTTCGGGTAACGCAATTAAAATCTTGTAGCCTTTCGGCTCCGGTAATTGCGATGCCATCCTTGGCCCAGATCTGGTCTTAGCAGTTTGTGGGGCCGAGGCCCCAGTCAATGTCGTATTCGGGGTGTCCGTTGCGAGTGTAGCCATTTTAGCCTCTCGTTAAATTTGCGCTCTCAAGGAGCGGTGGCACTGCTAACTAAAACTCGTCAAGCCTCTTTTCCAACTCTACAATCTCACCGTGGACCCAATTAAGGCCCTCCGTCTTTCCACATATTCTCCGATACTCCTCTATATCCTTGGCGGCACCGCTTGCTAGATGCTCCGACAAGGCTCTGCTTTCGTCGTCAATCTTTTTTCTGAGCAAAACTAGGACATTATCACTCATCGTCCCGATCCTTCGCCATCTCCCTGCCAAGCTTGATGCCTTCTAACTCCTGTGACGCCTCAAGTTTCTGGCCGTCGTGTTCGGCCTTCAGCTTGAGTGCCGCTTCCTCAAGAGACAGCGCAGCGAGATCTATCTGATGCTTGCTCTCAAGTTTCTCTCGTTCAAGTGCGAGTTCTGCCGCGTCACGCTCTGACCCGACCGCGATCTTCTGTTGGTCAAGCTGCTGCTTCGCGGCATCAGCCTGCTGTTTGCGCTGAACATCCATCTCACGGATTCCAAGCTCGCGCTCGCGCTGCTGAACAATCGGATCTTGCTGTTGTTCAGCGTTCTGGGCGGCCTGCTGTTGCTGTTGTTTCTTGCCCAGCATCTGATCGGCAGCGTCCGCCACTAATGTACTGAGGCGCTTCTCAATATCTTCAGGCAGCGGCTCATCCATCGGCGGCAGTTCAATGCCAAGCTCTTGTTCGATCTGTGAGCGGAAGATAAACGCCAGGTGTTCGCGCACATGGGAGTCGAGCGCACCGTTGATCGCGGCACCGGCAGGGCTGTTCTGCATTTCCTGGCCGATCTGCGGATCATTCTTCAGTGCCATATGAACACGCATATGGGCCTCGTGATCTTGGTACTGGTATACCTTGACGGGTGCCTGTGTAAGAAGATCCTGATTTTCGGTGACCGGGTCTTTCGGCGGAACGTCATCAGGCTGCGGCACAATCTTGTCCGCGTTCGATATACCGATCAACTCCATCATCTGGCGATGCAGTAGCGGCAGATCGTACAGGTTAGGCGCTTGCGCGGCCAACTGTAGTGCTGCCTGGTACTGCATGATGCGTTGTGCCATCGTAGAAGCGTTCGGGTCCGATACCGGAACTATGTCTACCCGATCATCAAAATCCTCTGCCTTGATATCCTCACCGGCATCCGTCTCGTATGGATAGCTTGGGTCGGTATACTCGTGGATGATCGCGGCTAATATCTTGAATTCTTGCTTGAGGCTCGCGTGAATCCGCGCTTGGATAGCGGATTGCACCTTCATGGTACGCTCTATGATGGCAAGCGTGGTGCCAACGGGAGCGTTTTGGTTCATATCGCCTACTTTAAGATCCGCCATAGAAGCGAAGCGCCTGCCCTCTTCCACAATATTACCCAGTAGCTGGTAAAGGACCGAAGAAGGTTCCTTATAAGGAAGAAAGGTGATGTTGTCGCGTATCGCCCCACCCGGCACATCAACGTCCCTGAATTCTCCTGGCATGATCGGCGTATCGTCGCCCTTGATTCTGAGCCCACGAGTCTTCAATCCTCCAGGCAAATTGGAGAGTGTGCCCGCATCGACCAACTGACGCAACAAGCTGGTCGCGGACTTGGCTAAACCACCAATCATGTGGATCAGGCCAAGGTTATAGAAGCCTATGCCGGGAACATACCCGTAATGCACGAAATGCTGTTTCTTCGTTTTCTTGTCGTCGTCCTCTAGCCAATTCCTATAAATAGACAAGATGGTGGAGCTACTCTTGTCGATGGTGATGACATAAGGAAGCGCCACGCCATCCGGGTCTTCAAAGCCCGGAAGGTCAAGATCAACGTGCATCTCCAAAAGCTGGTGTCGCTCGTCGCTTTGATAGGAGGGACTGACGCCACCGATATCATTATATTTTTTTGTGATCGGGTTTTCTTCGATATGCGATGTCGTCAACTCCACATCACGATAGAATCCGCTGACCTGAAGCTTCTTCACCTGATTCGTGCTTCGCGCCATCACATGGGTATAGCGTTCCGCCTGCGCTAGATCCGCCTCATTGTACGCGACGACAAAATCCTCCGCCGGAACAAACATCGAAGTCGGTCTGCCCAACGACGGATCAAAGTAGATCTTCCTGAACGCGGACCCGGCGAGAGGCAGGCTGAACAGAAGCTTCTCAGTTTCTGAGCGATACTCAGTCATCACCTCCAGAAGCTGATAGTTCATGTAGTCACGAACACGCTTCGCTTGTTTCTCACGCTCTAGGCTCGCCACCCCCCATATCTGGGTTTTGACCGGACCCTTGGCCGGGATGATTTCCTGAATCGTCTCGCTCTGGAAGCGCACGACCGCCTCAGACAGCATGGGATGAAAAACGCCACAGGCTCCAGCCCACGGCGTAGTGCGATCTTCGATTTCCAGCCCTAGATTGTCGAGACCCTCCTTGTACGTCTCCTCCCAGTCACTTCTACTGCTTTTGTCTGCATTGAACTTGCCGACCAGATCAACGGCGATTGTTCGCAATTCGTTGTCTTCTACAGACTCTGCAAGATTAGAGGAGAACTCCGTCTCTATGCTATCTAGCTTAGAGGACGGATCGAAATCAATCTCGACGCCACCATCCTCTAGTTCAGTGACCAGCGTTTCGCCGGGAGCTTCCTCCTCCTCGACAACAACGAACCCCTCTGGTCCCACATCGAAGTCGTCCTGATTGAATAATCCTTCCAGAGACTTATCTATCGGCATAACATATATCCGGTTTCGCAGGGTTTTCGCAGCCTAGGCAGGTCGGGGGATATCCCGCGTACCGGGCACTATCCCTGAAACTGAAGCGTCTCTCGTCTAGTTTCACTTGACACTCAGGGCATAGCGAATCCACAAACTTCCTATGGTGTTCCTGATGCAACACATTGTATCGTTCCCACCGATCATAGGATTTATCCGCCAGCTTCATCCACTCTGCGTATGGTATAGGGCCATCAGCACCAGAAATTGCGTCGAGAGCCAGCAGTATTACTTTCTTCGCACAAGCGTGGCTGCAAACAACGATATCCTGATGCCCCGACCACATACCGCCGGTTTCTGTCTCCTCACCACACACACTACAGACAGGAGTCTCGCCCGCAACCGCTATGGTGTCGTGCTGTAGATAGCTAATAGTAATCTGCCTTGCGATTAGGCACCAATTCGCCCCACGGCTCGTCGCTGCTCAAACTAATAAAGCCGCCTTGCCTGAATCTTAGCAACGCTTGAG